TATTTTTAATAGTCGACGAAATGCTTTTATCAATAATTTGATGAGATATAACCGTATATTCTTTTTGCATTTCAGTTGGCAATTGCGCTAAAATTAGACCTAGATTCGTAGATATTCCAGCAACTAAAATATTAATCGCATTTTTTTCATCAGTAATTTCTAATAATTGAGCATATGTACTGGTTACTGTTTCGTAAAAAATTCGATTACACGAATCTTGCAATTCTATTATCGTGCTATCATCGGACATGAATGCATTATTCCTTCCCTAGTCCTAATAATGATGCGATCGTAATATCGCTGTTATTAGACGCAGGGTATGTAAGATTTAACCATTCTTCTACTTCTAGATTAGTGCGTTTATTAGCTGCTACTAATCTCAGCATTTGAATAGCTTCTTCTAATTGCATTTCAAGAGTTTGTACCCTACTAGCTGACCGTGCGTTTGCCATAATATAATTATTACTTATACCTATAATATAATCAATTAAAAAGGGAGCTTTCGCTCCCTTTTTAATTAGGCTGTTTTTGGTAATGGCGCACCTGTTGCCAATACTCGAACTGGTATATAGATAAACTCTATTGCTATTTCTGGTTGAATAGCAACATCTATCCATAGCTGATTAGCATCAATTGTTGCCGGTGTGTTATTACTAGAATTACACACGACTGAGAAATCATATAGTGCTCTCAGACCAACTAATGATTGCAAATAAGATGTAAACACTGCTGTTACTTGCGCTCGTGTAGTTGTATCATTTTGTTCAAACAGGAAAGGCTGAGCTAGATTGTTTAAGTTATATGACAAATAGCAGCACAATCTTGCTACATTAATCCGATCTAGTGCAGTTGCAACTGGATCAAGTGTTTTTTGTCCCCAGACAACTAGTCCGCGCCCAGGCATATATGCAACTGGATTGATATCATTGGTATATAGCACATCGCGTTGTCCTTGATTAAGTATTACTGGGACATAATTGCCGGATGCATCAAGGTAACCAACACTCGACACAGCACTTACCAATCCACGATTGAATCCTGCAGGTGCAAACCAAGGATACGACACAGAATCGCTATAAGCTATAGTTGTAAGGGCAATCAAGCTTGGAGGTACTACAACATTGTTTCCTTGCAGATCTGCTGTTAGCCCCCAAGGATACCATAGACCTAGATACGAACTATGAGTTACTAGACCCTTATCGCTATTAGTAGCAGCATTGGCAGCATTGGTTGCCCAATTTTGAATGCTGGTACCTGTTGGTTGCAATGTTGACGGTGTGTCACCTATTACAAATGCAACGTTATTCTTGTCTATATTGAGGTTTAACATTTCAGCAATACATTCTGGATAACCAGGAGTCGATATAAGATTAAAGTAATTCTGTTCAGCTCTTGCATCTGTGCTGGCGACTAATGCAGCATTTAGTGCATCAACAACAACTGCACGCTGAGCAGCTGATCCCATGTAAGGTGTCCCATCTGGAGCATTGCCACTAAATGTAACCCAGGTATCTGTTGGGTACATTGTACCATAATTTTGTGGGAAATAGTTTACAACCCATTGCTTTACATTGTATGTACTGTAACGTGTATTGAATAATAAAATATACGGGGCATATAGTAAAGCTTCGGGAGCATCTGAATCTACCCAGTTAGATTGTACCATTGCAGACGGCGCAGTAGGTCCATCTGACATGCCGTTAGCTGTAGCACGAGCATCAGCAAATATAATTCCAGCGCTGTCCACATGATCTGTATTGTCAATCTGTCCCCATGACGCATTTGTAGCGTTGTAACGATAAATTGCAGGGTATGGTACAATATCTGTGTTTACCCAAATATCATAATCAACTAGTGGCGCGCCTGTGCTTTGTGTTGATGGTGTAGCAGAACTTAATATTGGTCCATTTGGATCTGTACCAGGATACATGTTTTTATAACCCAGCCATTCTTGGCCGTTGTTAACCATAATATCTACCTGCAACTGAGTATTATACCAAAGAGTTCCGTTAGTTGGAGGTCCTTTTGGAGCAAGTAAGCTTGGTACATAATTTAGTGGCGCCCATTCAGCACCATCCCAACGTAGCAAGGTAATGTTTGCAGTAGCCGGCGATTCGCCATAATAGTTATACTGACCAAAAATGCTACCAATTGCTTTGAGTACGCCAAATGCAGTGTCAGCAGCGCCAGGTGTGCTGTATAGTGGGACGGTACCTGTATTAGGTGTTGTATTTTCAACAAGCCATTCACCACTTGAATATTTTTTCACAACCATATTAGCACCTAAACCGCCAGAGGTTGTGTTAATCCATACGTTGTTAGCAGCAATAGCTGATAATGACGCAGGTGGTTGAAGTGTGGGCTGGTAGCCTTGATATACCATTTGTCTAGCAAATGTTACGCCCGATGCTATACCTGAGTTTGTGAACAACGGACGACCTCTGTAGTCCGTTAGTGTAAACGCAGTACCATTTGTGTTGGTAATTACTAATTGGTTACTTGTACTAATAGATGCAGTTATTGGACCTTGATTAGCTGAACCAATTGAACAATTGTTAATAGCAGCTACCACTTGTGACAATGTAGCATAAGCAATTGACGGGCTTGTAGAAGCAGGCACATTAACAATAACAGGGGTTAAGCCTGGCAATGTAATAGCAAAGCTATCACTAGACAAGAACCCAGAAGTTAGGTTAAATGTTGCGCCATTACCATTTCCGCCAGTGACTGCAACATTAACAGCTGGATTTGGATAAACTGTGTAATTACCTGGAGTTGAAACTGTAACAGTATCTACACCCCATACAAAGTTGAAAGTAGCACCAGTGCCACTGCCATTTGTAGTTGTTTGTGCTACNGCNGTAGTTGGTGGNGTAGCACCTTTATATTGACCGGGTTGTGTAATCTCTACTTCAGTTATAAGACCGCCTGAATTTGATCTAACAGTTAATATTAACGGAACAACCCAATCTGCACCAACTGTACCAAATGTAAGTGTATTTGTATTAGCGTAATTCATACCGCCATAGTTGATAGCAGCTGACACAGCCTGCACAGTTGTTACAGTTAAAACAGTTGGTACTGTATTTGTTCCGCCTACTACTGTAAGTGGGTCATTTACCAAATAACCAGTGCCTAGAGAATTAGCTGTTGCTGATGTAGTAAGCAATGTAGCAGCAGTATATGTTGGGTTACTAACAGTGCCTGTGACACTTGCCCAATATGTATTACCAGAGCTTAATCCAACAGTTGCCCACGGAGTTATGCTGGTATTTGTACCATTTTGATTTACCAAATCGTGCAATACAATTTGAGATGCATCATAGTTAGTAATAGTTAGATAATTTAAACCACCTGATGTAGAAATACCAGCTATGGCGTTTGTTCCCGGGCTGTTGAGTTGTGAATTTATTGCAGCAACAAATGTTTGCAATGTATCTAACGATGTAACACTGACTGAAAGTGGTGAACCTGTGCCAATCTGAATTGTACAAGTTTCAGAATCAGAAAATATTGCAGTTGAAATTGAATTAAATGATTTTGAACCAATTAATTTAGTAGGAACAGCAGCTTGCCACGAATATCCAAGATCTTCAGACTCTGTTGTTCCAACTTGGAACCACCAGTTTGTTGTAGCTGTACTAGTTACAACTGTAATCATTTGAAATACAGCGTTGCTGTAATTGCCCTGTGCATCCATTAGTGTATTAACTGCATAATTGCCGGCTGTACCAAAAGCAGTTGTTGGAAATACTGAGTTTAGTGGGTCAGGCTCGGCAGTAGTACCAGTTGGATCACTAAAGCCCAAATCTAGTAGGATACTGGTAGTTGAACCTGCTAAGGTTATAGTCTGTGTATAATCACTTGAAATTAAACGCAGGTTGAAAATGTCACCATTAGCGGTTGCTGTTTTGCTGTATTTTCCTTGGCGGATAAATGGTACAGCTGAAATTCCAAGCATTTGTACANGGGAGTTGCTGTTAATCGCGCTAACTACCTGAGATAGACTAGAACCAGCTGCTAGCGAAACATTGATTTCATTTATAGTCAGTGTGCCGGCGGAGGTAATGCAAACTGTTGACCCACTTGTAATTGGGCCGTTATGAACGCTGTAACCTTGCACAATACCTTCTAATTTTGCGCTGTCAGCAATAACCAACGGAGTCTGGCTTTGCCAACTATAGGCTGGATTAATGTTGCCATTACTTTGAAAAATGCCCCATGTAGTTGTAGCTAAATCTAGCCAGTATGTTCCGTCAGCAGTTGGGCCAGTTGGTGCAACTGTTGTTGGTATGAGTTGATCAAGATCAACATCTGCCCTAATAACATATGCGTTAGTAGCCACACCTAAGTATGTATATAATGTAAACAAGCCAAGCTCATTAAGTTGGTTATCAAATTGAACTGAACCTGCAGCGCTATAAAAAGTTGGATTGCCAAATGTTTGTAATGCGTCCCGTTGACTTGTAATTAGATACAAATTGCCTGCATTCGAAGGCAAAGTGCCTGGAGCAATTGCTGTGGTACTACCCGGAGTTAGCTTATTAGCTCCTGTTGCTATTACAATAAGAGGGACTGTTCCCGGCCCAGACGTGCCGTATGCGCTCTGATCTATTATACTTACTTTTACGCCCGGAGAAACTAGACTACCTGACATGATTTACCTCGCCATGAAAATGTTTTTGTCGTAAACCTATTTATCAATGCCTTCTTAAAACCGGCTAGATTTCTCCAAGAGTATGTTGATCAACCAAAACTTTATCGTATAATTTAATTCCAATGACACAGAGAATTATCGGCGTAATAGGATTCATAGGAAGCGGTAAAGGTACGGTTGGAGAATATCTAGTAAGACATCACGGCTATAAAGCAGTTAGCTTTGCTGGAAGTCTCAAAGATGCAAGTTCCGCAATATTTGGATGGCCAAGAGAGTTGCTAGAAGGCGATACAACAGAAAGTAGAGAATGGCGTGAACAAATAGATCCGTATTGGTCTAAACAAATGTATCGCACGGTTACACCTCGCTGGGTTCTTCAGCAGTTAGGAACCGAAGTTTTTCGTAATAATTTTTTTGACAACATATGGGTTGCCAGTCTTGAGCGTAAAATATTACAAGAATCTAATAATATTGTAATAACAGACGTTCGTTTTCCAAATGAGATCAACTTGGTAAAAAAAATGAATGGAGGACAACTATGGTGGATAAAACGCGGATCAGTTCCAAATTGGTATCAGTGTGCAGCTAAATGCCCAGATAAGATGCCAACAGCCTGGCCATCTGTTCATTCAAGTGA